TCACCTCGTCGGCGTCGTCTTCGCGCCTTTGCGCTTCCGCACATAGTGCTCGGTCATCGCAACCGATGCATGCCCCAGCTGAGCCTGAGCCTGACGAATGTCGCCTGCCGAGTCTGCCTTGTCGGTGCCGGCCTTCGCACGCAGGTCGCGGAACTGGAATTCATCTTTGGCCACACCGGCAGACTCGCGCGCTCGGTCGAACCGATAGCGCAGTGCAGCTCGCCCGATCGCTAGCCCGTCCGCGTCCACAATCAGGCGTGTGCTGCGCAGCGTCAGCCCTCGCTTTCGTGCTGCGATCCGGTCCAGAAGTTCAGCCAGCTCGCCCGTGACGGTCATCGTCAGCTTCGCGCCGGTCTTCGCTTGCCGGACGACAAGCGCGCCGTCGCTCAGCTGCCGCTCGTCCATCGACCACACGTCGCCTACGCGCTGGCCGGTCAGGTAGGCCAGGTCCATCGCGTCGCGCAGGGTCTGATCGGCGCCAGCGTAGACGGCTCGGAAGGTGGCGTCGTCCACGTACACGTCCCTGCCGGCCTCCTTGTTCCGGCGGATGCCCTCGCACGGATTGGAGAGGTCGGTCAGACCCTTGCCGCGCGCCCAATTCCACAGGTGGGAGAACAGCGCGACCTCACGATTTGCGATCACCTTGGAGGTGCGCCAGTCCAAGTACTTCCGGATATGCAGCGGCTTGATTGCCTCGAACGGCCCGGGCGGGTCATCGAAGAAAGTTAGAAGCCACGTCAGGCACAGATTGTGGAGCCGCTGCGTGCCTGGCGCTTTCGTTGGGATCACCTCAGCCCGGTAGCGGTCGGCCACGTGCCGGAAGGTCAGCTGCGCATGCGCGGGAATAACCCGGGCATGCTCGATTTCTGCCCAGCGCTTGATCGCCAGCCCGTAATCGGCGCCCAGTGGCGTCTCCTTGCGAGGCTTGCCACCGTGGTCGTAGTAGTAGTGGATTGCGCCAGACTTCTGCCTGCGCGGGCGTAGGCGCGGCACGGCGCCCGGCCTGGTTGGTTTCCGTCCCATCACGCGGCCTTGTTCGGCGTCCAGGTGGCGACAGCGCCCGCCTTTTTCTCTGCGGGTTCGATCGTGCTCCGCAGCACCACAGGCCAGCCGTGGGCGTCGAGGTAGTGTCTGATCCCGTTCTTGCGCAAGAACAGCTCCTGGCGGGCACGCTGAGGGCTGCGGCAGAGCGCCGCCACTTCATCGCGGGACAGGCATAGCTCAGCCATTGCGCACCTCCGGCTTGGCCTGCTGGTCGATAGCGTCCAACTGTGCTGCGATCAGCGCACCAGCTCGCACCAGGTCACGCCGCACATCGCGCGGCTTCCACCAGGATGCATCCCATGGCCAGCATGCCGGCGGCGATGCAGTGGCGATGTGGGCACGGCCTCCATCGCGCAGCTCCATGGCTGACAGCTGCATGTAAGCGACTGCCGCCCATGCCAACTGTCCATACCGATAGCCGGCATCGCCTTCAGGCGTCATGCCTTCGACCTGCACCTGACGCGCGCGCTCTTCGGCAATTGCCTGCACGCCAGTGCTCGGGACCGCCGCTGCCGGCTGGGGGTGGGTGGCGCGCATGGCGGCGTCGATGGCCTGGCGAGGATCATCGACGAACACCTCTGCGACAAACTGAATCCGATTCGGCATCACGAATTGGCTGACCCGCCAGCCAACGTCGGCATCGCCGGCGCCAGTCGGTATCTCGATCGGGTCTAGACGCCAATACTCGCGTGCGATCGCATCGATTCGCTCGGCATCGCGCAGCCCATCAACCGGCACAGCAGCAGGCGCGGGCGGGGAATCGTTTTTTCCGGTTGTTTGTGTGCGTTCGACGCCAACGGTCGGCACGTCAGCAGGTCGCCAGATGCACCCGCAACCGTGGCACAACTGCGAACGATGCGGCGGGTTATCCCATTCCGCTGTCCGCTCGTCCGGCGCGTCGATGTGCTGCAAATGGCAGCGCGGGCAATGCAAGACCATCGGCACCGGCTCCACCCCCACCGGCTGGCGGGCGGCGAGGGTGTTGATGCAGTCGTTCCAGCCGTAGGCGTAATCCGCAGACATGCCGGCAGGGCATTGCGCAATCGTGATCTTTGCCGCATCCCCACCGCTCCCCGCCTCGGCCTGCGGCAACTGTCCGGAATTGCCGGATTGTTCGTTCATTTCCATCTCCATGTCATTGTTGCGCGGCATTAGGCGGCCTCGCGCTTCAGGTTTTGTTCGTAGGCATCGACCACGCTGCGGAACGCCAGCAGGTCGGCGCGCATCTTCTCGATGAATTCCTCGTCGCGCTCAAAGCGCTTCCACCACAGTTGCTTGCCGACTGGCACCAAGGCAGGACAGTACAGGCCGATGTGCCACCACTTCCTGCCGGTGATCCACATGCATCCCTGTGCCTGCTCAAACACCTCGCTGGCGTCGTTGTCGATGTGGAACCGGCGCAGGCGCAGCGGATCGATGAAGCATTTCAGCTCGACGCCGTCGTCGTCGCCGATTAGGCCGTCAGCCGATGCGCCGAACGCCCCGTCATCGGTCAGGACGAAGCCGGCTCGCTGCACCATCAGCCCTGTCTGCACCTCAAGCTCGGCCCGTGCGTACGGCTCCAGTTCGTGCCCACGTCGCATTGCGTAAGTCTCGAACCCCTCATCCAGTGGCTCACCGCTGATCCGCTCGATTGCCAGTCGGAATGCATAGCTCTTGGCCTCGTCACTGTAGTCGCCCACCGGTTCGCCGCGCAGCGCCTTGGCGATGCCTGCAGCCTTGGGCACAGCCGCATAACCGGCCGCCTTCGCTGCCACCTTCTCGTCCAGCCCCGACTGCACGTCATCCACGTAGGCCTGCTGCCGCTCGTCCAGCTCTCCGACTCGCTTGCGGGCCACGCCGAACATGCTGGCAGTGATGACGCCGGCGCGGGCGCGGTGCCATGAGTCGCTGCCTTGCTCGCAATTTACGATGATCACTCGACCACCTCGGCATCCGCCTTCTCGGCTTGCCCCTTCAGCAGCTCATGCGCCGCTTGGCCGATCATCGTCCGCTGTTCCTTCGTCAGCTTCGCCCATGCCTCGCCATAGGCCTTCAGGCCAGCCGTCGCGATGTCCTGCAGGCTCACATACAGCTGGTCGCGCTCAGGGCTGTCCACGACCGCCGGCGCCTGACGCGCCACGACCTCCCGCGGCGGCGTGCGCCCCACGATTTCGGCCACAACCTCCTCGGGCAGGTCTTCGATATCCTGGGTGAAGATGTCCGACGCTGCGGTCGCGGTGATCACCGCATCGACCTGCGCGCGCTTCTTCGCCATCTTGAGGATGGTGTTGGCAACATCTGCGGGGTTGGTGCGGACCTGCTTCTTCTTCTCCACCTTGCCCTGATACTTGCTGAACTTGAGGCGGCGACGGTTCTCCGGTGTGGCCTCGAACTCCTCATCGCAGATTGCAGCGCGCCAGCTGTATTTATCTTCGGCGCTACTGCACTCCCCGATTCCGGCGCCGATGAAGGAGCCGTTTGCAGACAGCAGATTCACCGTCACCCGATAGGCGATCTCTCCGTTGGCAGACAAGTCCTCAACTTCAGGACGCGCAGCCAAACGGAATGTCGCCATCAGCTTCTCGGCGCCCGCCTTGTACAGGCTCTTGGATTTCGTGCCCGGAATCGTGCCGTAGTGGGTGCCATCTCGCATCACCTCGGCCATCACGTCCTGCATGAGGTTGACCTGCGCACGCACATCAGCCGCGGTGAGCGAGCGGGCGCCATAGGCTTCGACTGCTGGCTGGAATGGGACTACTGCGTTCACTGCCGGATTCCTTTGCCGGCGGCGCCGGCGTGTTGTCGATGGGTGGAGGGGCCGGAGCTGATCCCGGCTTGGAAGCGTTGCCACCTAAATCGGTGGTGCCACTCGCAGCTCTAGAAACCGCGCGCATCAGCCTGCGCATTTCCCTCCATATATCTGCACCCCAGGTGGCACCACATCCTTTAACCCACCAGGTCAGGGATTGAGGCGCAGATCTATGGAAAGTCCGTGACGTGGACCAAGCGGCCATCGGCGGTCCAACATGGCGCCGTCACGGCGCGAAGTGCAGGGCGGGGAGTCCCTGCTGGGGTTCAACGAACGCCGCGCCGCGGCTGCTCGGGGAAGTCGGGCAAATTGGGCCGCACCATCGGCGCAGTACGTGCCTGTGCAGCTTTGCGTCTGGCGTTGCGGTACGACTGCGGGATGTGCGTTGCCAGGACGAATCCGATGGTCATCAGCGCTGCAGCAATGCCATGAGCGCCACGCCAGTGGGCCAGGCCGCCGATGATTGCCAGCGCGCCAACGGTCGCGCACAGCCAGCCGAATGCGCTGTAGGACCGGCTCATTTCGGTGGCTCCGGCAGCGGCATCCAGTGGGAAATGCTTTGCTGCGAAAAGTAATCCACAACATTCGCATCGCCATCCGTTGTGAGGTGGCTTTTGAACGCTAGCCACGCACTAAATCGAGGATGCTCGAACCAGTAGGCGGGGAACGGATAGTCCTCATGTTCGCACCAGACAAGGATGCGTGTTCCATCCTTCGGCGCAGTCTCAATCGGCTGCCACTCGCTCATGACTCACCTCGGGCTTTGGCGAGGGCGGCACGGATCGTGGTCAGCGCCTCATCGGCAATTGCATCACCGTCTACCCGGTTGATTTCGTAGCGCATCAGCAGGGTTTCACAGTGGTCCAGCGCCTCATACAGCTCCGGCGCGGCGGCGATTAGGCGGGCATTGGCAAGAAGTTCAATAGCTATCGGGTTTTGGTCATCCAGACCAAGCCGCAGGCGGTCGGCGTAGACACATGCAGGCACTTCTTTCCGCACACCTGCGCTTGGGAAAGCGCCGATCTTGTGGCAGCTGCCAACACTGGTTTCTACTGTCTCCAAAGGCCACGGCCCCGGCGTCCACTTCGTCTCACTCATGACCATTCTCCTCGGGCATGACAAGCAAGCCCTCAATTCGTTCGATGTGGGAAAGCTCCAGATCGGCATTGCCCAGCAAAATCCCGCTGCAATCAATAACCTCGATGCCCGGCGCCTTGATCTGCGGTAGGCCGATGCGCATCGCTTGGATAAAGTCGGTTTCTTCCATCACGAGAACACCGCCTGCGCCAGTACGACGGCCACAACTCCGGCAATAAACGCTGCGATTGCGATAGCCGTCATGTCGCGGCCGACTGCTTGGATGAATTGCTCTTCTGCCGTCTTCATGCCGCCTCCGGCCCGTTGTTATTCCGCCCCATCCGCGCACGGCGCGCAGCCTCGGCGATGTGGCTGACGTACGACTTCGAGTAGCCGCTTTCGATGTATTCGTTGATGCACTTACCCGGTGCGATGCCAAGCTGACGTGCGTGCTTGCGCACCTCCTGCATTTCGCTCCAGGCGGTCGGCGGTATGACGGCACTCATGCGGCACCGCCTGCGCGGGTGAGGGCCTTATTGACCCTAGTCCACAAGGCACGGGTCATCTCGGCAGTCCCGTCGCTTAGGTCATCCCAGTCGGTCTTGTTGCTGAACTTTGAAAGCTCATCAACCGCATCAATCAGCTCGGCCACGGCGGCTCGGGCATTCGTTAGTGCATTGGCGGCTTCGTGTGCGCCCCATTCGCGCTCACCAGCGATCACACAATCCATCACCGCCAGCACATCGACAGGGGCGCTCATGCCTCTGCCTCCATCTCGAAGCCATGAGAAGCCAGCTCGGCTTTCCCAGCACGCAGCTCGCGCGCATAGCCGTCCTCGCGCTCATGTGCTCGCGTGGTGGTGTCGACCACCGATCCGTCGGGGCGAGTGATGGTCCGGCCGCCACGCGCACACCGGTTGATCGAGTAGCCGAGGTGATCCCAGATGCCGTTCGGGCCGCACTGCGGGATGGTCTTCATGCCGCCACCCGCCACGGCATCACTGCAACAGGCGCCGGCTTGGCTTCGTACACCGTCAGGTAGTGCTGCACCGCCTCGATGCGCGAGCAGTCCACGTCGTCCATGCGGCCGGTGATCAGCTGCGACAGGTAGTCGCTGATCGCGGTGCGCAGGATCTCGGCGACACCTGCATCGTTGCCTTGGGCAAGGTGGCCGGCGATCAGGCCCAGCTGCTCGGTAGTCAGCTCGCCCAGCGTCTCGCTCAGTACGTCGCCCGACTTGTGCAGCGCCAGCGCCAGCTCGTCGGCGCGCTCGTCTGCCAGTTCCTGGCGGGAGCAAGCGGCACAGCCGCAGTGCGGGTGGTAGTTGTGTGCGAGGGCCATGGCTCAGGCCTCCAGCTTCGACAGGCTGGCAAACAACGCATCCCGCTCTTCGATCCACGCCGCCGACTCCGCCGCCGACTCCGCCGACTCCGCCGACCGCGCCACCGACTCCGCCGCCGACTCCGCCGACCGCGCCACCGACTCCGCCGCCGACCACGCCGACCACGCCGACCACGCCGCCGACTCCGCCGCCGACTCCGCCGCCGACCGCGCCGACCACGCCGACCACGCCGCCGACTCCGCCGCCGACTCCGCCGCCGACCGCGCCGACCACGCCGCCGACTCCGCCGCCGACTCCGCCGCCGACTCCGCCGCCGACCGCGCCGACCGCGCCGACTCAACAACGCCATCCACACCTGCAGCGCCTTCGTGGAATCGGCGGCCAACCTCAAGGACAGAAACCACCTGTGTGATTGCCTGAGTAACCTGGTCAGGATGACCGGCCGACAAAGCAGCACGCTGCGTCACCAGCATTCTGTCAATTCGCGCAATGGCGATCAGATGCGGCAGCGGCGCCAGGTCAACGCCGACCGGGATGCGCTTCGCAAGCTCAACGTGGAAGCTGCCGCGCTCATCTGCCGGCAAACCCTCAAACATCGAGTCCTGCAGGCGGATCAGCCATTCCGGCAGGCCGCGCGCATCAGCCACGGTTGCATGAAAGCTGGTGCTGTCCGGGTCGATCTCGTGAGCGAAGCAGCCGACCGAGCAGCCGCGGAACTGGCCGCCCCGCATCTCGCCAAACGTGCCAGAAACCAGCATGTCCTGTGCTGCGTGCTGCTCAGCCTGAGCAACGTGCAGTGCCTTGAGTGCCGGATCGTTGTTGAAGCTGAGTTCCATATCCCCGTCTCGCTTGTTGGCTTGGCCCGGAGTGGGCCGACGGGGTTAGATTACCAAACGGTAATTCTCTGTCAATACCAAAAGGTAAATTTATTTGGTAATTTTCTGAACGCCGTTCAGGGACCTGTTTGAGGCAAAAAAAAGCCCCGCGTGAGCAGGGCTGCCGATCAGGGGTCCAGGCCGAATGGGTCTGACGTATCTCGCTTCAGGCGCCGGATCTCTGCGCGAAGATCCGCAATTTCTCTGTATAGGTCACTGGATGTGAACTCTCTTGATTGATCTAGCTCGTTGAGTCGGCCCCAGATGTTGTCGATCGCGCGTTTGTTGGTGCGGGCCTGCTCTCGCGCCTGGTTCGCTACATGCCAGCAATAGTAGGCGAATGCCGAAAGCAGCCATATGCCTAGGCCGGCAGAAAATTTCACATCCGGAAAGACCGCCTTTATGGCAACCCAAATCCCCAAGAAGAAGCCTAGTACCACTGTCAAGCACCCAAGCTCATAGGCGAAGCTAAGTGCGATCAGTATGAATATTCCGCCAGTCCCCAAATACAGCCATTGACTGTGGCCTGCCTCTGAAAAATGGATGCTCATCCAAAGGCCCGCTGCCAGCACGGCCAGAGCTCCTGGATATCTCCAGTACCAAGGCCACTCCCACAGCATGGCGAGTTCGCCGCTCGGACTCCTGGTGATACCCCACTTGCCTTGCGTCGACATACATCCTCCTTGGCACTTCAGTTAAGTCGATCAATCCTGTTGCGCAGATAAACCTTGCCGCCGACGATGGCGCCGCGGGGGAGCGCAAAAGCCGGATACAACGCTGCGTTGGCACTCACCACGTAGATAGCGTCGCCACGATCTTGCAGACCCTTGATCTGCTGTCCATTGCCAGTATTGATGAGGTAGATGCCGTCGCCATCGAATGCGGTAACGCCCGTGTCCACGATGAGCGACTCACCAGGCTGGATGATCGGGATCATTGAGTCGCCTCGACCGGTCACCAGCACCAGTCGCCCCGGCGGCGGCACGAAGCCGACTACCGATCGAATGTAGGCGGGCGTTAGATCCATTGAGCGGATCACGTCCGGGTAATCATCGTTGATTCGCCCCTCGCCCATGCCTGCATCCCCATCCAGCTGATTGACGCGGACATAGTCTCCGGCCGGGATCTCAGTCTCTAAGACTGGTGAGATTTTTGTCGCATGAGTTTCGTCTGAGGAAAGGTAGCCCGGCGGCATGCCGGCGGCCCTCTCAATAGCTGCGGCGCGCTTCTCGCCGAACGACTTGTTCTTCAGCAGTAGCGAAAGCTCGCCCTGGTTGACTCCTGCGGCACGGACGAAATCGGCCTGTTTCCCGTCGTGGTGTTCATTGATCCATTCCTGCAGGCGAGCCCTGCGCAGTGCGACGAGTGGTGTATCGGCAGTTGTCATCGCCGGATTTTCCGTTACTGCCTGGTAATTTACCAAACGGTATTGACATTGCTTTACCATATGGTAATTTGGCGTCCATGGACACCCTTCGCACATACCTGGCAACCCTCACCCCCAGCGACCAGGCGGACTACGCCGTGCGCGCCGGGACCTCTATTGGCTACCTGCGAAAAGCGATGAGCAAGGGCCAGCGATTTGACGGCGCACTGGCTCGCCGCCTTGATGAGCAGAGTGATGGCGCGGTGTCGCGTCATGACTTGCGGGAAGACGTCTTCGGCCCCGCACCCAAGAAGCGGAAGAGGGCGGCTTGAGTCGTCACCCACGCCGCAGACACCGAATGTCGTAGCGCTCGCCGGTCCAGCGCACAGAGAACCAGTTCTTGCCGATCCGCTTCAACGCACTGATTTTTTCGTTTGTTCGCAGTAGCTGTAAGCAAAAACCATCCTCCCTAACTGGACGTTCGCCATGCTCAATCAAACCGGACCTATTGCCCGTAACACCATTCAGTCTTCGCCTAAGGCTGACTCCCCGATCAACTCGGCTCTTAATCAGTTGTCGAGTTCGCACGATCGCTTGAGCTCTCTTGTCGAAAGTCTGGAGGCTGCGCTTTCGCCGGTTCTTCGCGATTCGAGTCCGGCCACTAGTGAAGATTCTCTGCCGGGGCAACTGCCACCCGCCTCCCAGTTGCATTCCGAAATCCTGACTCACTTCAACCGAGCGATCAGCATCTCTGATCGTCTCAGCAGTGTTCTCGATCGATTGACTCTCTGAAATACGGCCGCCTTGCTCTGTTTGTTTTTCCATCCCACTGACTCCTCAAATTGACGATGTACGCAGACCCCACCCATATCCGTGACAACCCGATCAAGGTCCGATTCAACGATTCAGAGCGCGACCTGATTCTTGCCCTGGCGCAGTTCAACGGCCGGCAGCCTGCAGCGTTCGTGCGCGAGCTGGCGTTAGCTGCTGTCGCGTCGATGGACAAGGTTAGGCGTGAAGCCGATGCGGCCTGAAGTGCCAAAACAGTCCCTGGGGAGGGTCTATGGAAATTGCTCTCACAGCCGCTGAGCGCGCAGCACTTGAGCGGTACGCGCTGGCCTTCGGGCTATCGCTGGAAGACGCACTGAAACACGCAGCACACGCCGAGCTAGACCGGCGCTACCGCCTACCAACACGGCAGGCCTCAGTCGTCCCGATTCAGTCCCTCAAAAGTCCTGGAAGTAGCGAATGAGCCAGCAGAGCAAACCGAAGTCCAAGTCGCCCTGGCGCGCATTCAACCCCGGCTGGCTGCAGCGGGGCGCCGACAAGGCAGCTGCTGACCGCGTTTCACCCGTGCATAGCCGTCCGATCAGGAAGTAACCGATGAACCGCGCCGACACCATCCAACACCTTGCCGAATGCGCCGCACTGGCCGCTCACGGCGCGCCGATGACCGAAGACGAACGGGTGGAGCACCTGTGCCGCTGCGCCGCTGAGGATGCGCGTGCGGAGGCCAGGCGTGCAGCATCGCCCCAGCTAAACCTGGGCGAGGTGGCCTGACATGGCAGCGGACTGGATCAAGATGCGCGGCAACTTGTGGGATGACCCCCGGGTTGCCGCGATGGTGGACGCCACTGACACCAGCGAAGCCGCGGTGATTGGCGGGCTATATTGGCTGTGGGCTATGGCCGATCAGCATACCGGTGATGGCTACCTGCCAGGGTTGTCGCTGCGGCAGATTGATCGCAAGACCGGCCTAGCTGGATTCGGTGAAGCGTTGAAGTCGGTGGGCTGGATCGAGGTCGCCGAGGATGGCGGCGTCATCATTCCCAACTTCACCGAACACAACGGTGCTAGCGCCAAGAAACGCGCTCAGACAGCAAAACGCGTCGCTTCTTTCAAGTCGGGTAACGCAGGCCAGACACAAGAAACAGAATCAGGTAACGCACACAGCGTTACCTCATCCGAAAATGAGCGTTACCTAGAGAAAGAGTTAGAGAAAGAAGAAGATCAAAAGCTCTTGTCATCGGCTGCGCCGAGTGACGCTGCTGGCGACGAGCTTGCCCAGCGACTGGCTCAGGTCACTCGCGATGCGCTGACGGCCTACAACGCTTCACTGCTGACCAAGCGCAACGGCGGCAACCTGCCTAACGTTTCCGAGACGGTGGGGCGCGATAAGCGCCAGCACCAGGTCCGCCGCTGCCTGCGGGTTGCCCGCGAGATCTGCCGAGAGTCCACCGGAACGCCGCTGGTGACCCCTGAGTTCTGGGTTGCCTACTTCGACCTGGTGGCGCAGGACGACTTCTACGCCGGCCGTATACCGGGCGGCCCAGGCCACGAGAGCTTCGTGCCTGACTTCGAGACCCTGACGGCCGAGAAGACCATGCTGCGGCTGTACGACCGGCAGGTGGCGGCATGAGCGCCGTCCGTGACGAGATTGAGCGCATGGCGCAGCTGTACGGCGATCGCAGCGACCGTGCCGACTTGGAGCAGCTTCGGGTGCCGCCGCACAGCGTCGAGGCTGAGCAGGCTGTGCTGGGTGGCCTGATGCTGGCGCCGCACACCTGGCCGCTGGTGTCTGACGTGCTGACCGCCGAGGATTTCTACCGGCGCGATCATCACCAGATCTTCCGCGCCATCTCCGAGCTGGCCGGCAAGTCCAGGCCGTTCGACGCGGTGACGCTGGGCGACTGGTTTGAGGCGCAGGGGCTGATGGAGCTGGTGGGCGATGGCGCCTACCTGATCGAGCTGGCCACCACCGTGCCGTCCGCCGCAAACATCACCGCCTACGCTGAGATCGTGGTCGAGGGCGCTGGCCGTCGCCGGCTGATCCAGTTGGGCACCGACATGACATCGGCTGCGTTTGATCGTGACGGCCGGCCACTGGCTGAGCTGCTGTCGGATGCGTCCTATCGGCTGGGCGAGTTGCAGCCGGCACAGCGCGGCGGCTTGCAGCTGGCTGCGGATTCACTGGCGAGCTGGTATGCGCGCTTTGAGGAGAAGTATCACGCCGGCACCCGCATGACGGGCCTTCCCACGCCATGGGCCGAGTTCAACACCATTACGCGCGGCCTGCAGCCGGCGACCCTGTACCTGATGGCAGCGCGCCCCAGTATGGGCAAGAGCGTAGCCGGCCTGAACTTGGCGATGTTCACCGCGCTGCGCGGCAAGACGGTCGGCTTCTTCTCGCTGGAGATGAGCATCCACGATTGCCACGACCGCAACATTGCCGCCCTGGCGCGCGTGCCGCACGAGTTCGTGAGCACGCCCACGGCATCGGCGGATGAGGACTACACGGCGCGCATGGTTGCCGCTATCCGTGACCTGAAGGGGGCGCCGCTCTTCATCGATGACACGCCGTCGCTGAGCGTTCGTCAGTTCGAAGCGCGCGCCCGCCGCATGCACCAGCGCAAGCCGCTAGACCTGCTGGTGATTGACCACATTCACGACTTCAAGATTGACCCGAAGCTGGCGCGGTTCGAGTACGGCGCCATTGCACAGAAAGCCAAGGATCTGGCGAAGGAGTGGGGCATCCCGCTGGTGGCGCTGGCGCAGCTCAACCGTAATTTATCCAGCCGCACCGAGCGCCGGCCAACGCTATCTGACCTACGCGAATCCGGCGAGTTGGAACAGAAGGGCGACGTGATCGTGTTCCTGCACCGCGAGGACTACTACGACACGCCGGAGAAGAAGACCCACCTGCAGGGCGTCGTTGAAATGCACTTCGCCAAAGGCCGAAACATCCAGGCAGGCGCGCGCATCAACCTGCGCAACCGCTTTGATGAGATGCGGCTGGACGACTGGGAGGGGCCACTACCGATCCCGATCGTAGACGAGCAGCGGCAGCACACCGGTAACTTCTTCCGCAAGCGCAGTAACGGAGCCGAATCATGAGCACCCACTTCATCCTCAGAACAGACGGCAGCGCCCACGGCCGCATGATCGACGCATGGCAGTTTGCCAAGACGCTGATCGCGGCCGGCAAGAACGTGCGGCTGGAAGTGAAGGAATTGCTGCCAAAGCGGTCAATCGAGCAAAACGCCCGGCTGTGGGCGATGCTCACCGACGTGTCGCTGCAGGTCGAGTGGCCGGTGGACGGGAGGATGCAGCGCCTGTCGCCGGAGGAGTGGAAGGACATCTTCACCGCAGGGCTGACGAAGAGTCAGCGCGTCGCCCAGGGCATTGATGGCGGCTTCGTGATGCTCGGCACCCGCACCAGCCGCATGACCGTGGCCGAGATGTGCGACCTGCAGGAGCTGATGGGTGCGTTCGGCGCCGAGCGCGGTGTGCGCTGGTCGGATCCGCATTTCACTGAGCAGAGGGCTGCCTGATGGCAAAGCAAGTGCATGGCCCGTTCGGTAGTTGGCTACGCGAATGGCGCAGAGACAATCGATATTCGCTGCAGCAGTTCGCCGAAAAATCGGGACTGTCGAAGGTGGCGCTGTTCGAGCTAGAGCATGGCAAGACGTTCAATCCCAGGCGGAGCACGATCATGGCGATCAGCAAAGCAACCGGTATCGCTTTCACAAAAGTCGCAATTTTAGCTGCAACCCAGAAGATGCAGGAGCCCGCCTGATGCGCTCAGACATCAATCAGACCGACGTGTTCCGCGACTCCCCGGCAACGAAGGCGGCGCAGTGGCGTGCTGCTGCGGAGACCTGCGCCCAGCAGTTCCCAGGCGATGCTCGCCGGCTCCGGTACTACCAGGAGCGCGCGGAGTTATACGAGGCTCAGTGCGTGCGGAGGGCTGCCTAGTGCGATGCGCCCACTGCAACTGCAGCAACGCAGCGAACCGCTGGGAGCCGAAGGTCTGCGCAGACGACCGGAAGCTGCGGTCGAAGTACCTGTGCGACGCGTGCGACGTGGAGCTAAACCGCATAGTGCTGGAGTTCTTCAACGACCCTAGGGCCGCCGAGAAGATGCGGGCTTATCAGGAGGCGCGATGATCATTTCCAACGCACTGCGTAAAAGCGCCGGCCACCATGACGCGCACTGCATGCTCAACATCGCCGGAGTGTGCGACGGCCAGGGCTGCATGCTCTGCCACATCCGCATCGCTGGCGAGGTCGGCGGCGCGCAGAAGCCGGACGACGTGTGCGCCACGTTTGGCTGTGGCGCATGCCACCGCGCCTTCGACTCAAACGGCACCACGCATGGCCTCAAGCGAGGCAGCGAAGACTGGCTGTTCTACGCCCTACGCGGCATGGCTCGCACGCTGCGCTGGTGGCACCAACACGGATTTCTAGACATCAAGGGGGCAGCATGAGCATCAAACAATCAGCAAAGAGTACCCCGCGCGGCAACATGGACACAGCCACGCTGACGATCCGCGAGGCTTTTGCAATTCAGATGATGGCCGCTATGCGGGTGGCGAATCCGGAAGCGTCCAGCCAGAACGTGGCGATCGACGCAGTGGAAGACGCCGAAGCTTTGCTGGCCGCACTGGAGAAGCGCAATGGATGACATCGAGAAGCGACTTGGACAGCAGGCAAACCCGCCGTATCTGATCCAACCAGCGGGGTGCCAATATACGCCGGAAGAAGTGGGCCGCATGCTCGGAAATCGAGTGGTACAGCCCCACTACGCGGCGTGTCTGGTGCGGAAAGCTATCGAGCAAGCGCTGTCGGCCGCGCCGCAGGTGCCGGAGGGCTGGGTGCTAGTGCCGGTGGATTGCATCGGAGCTGTTCGCGTTGCGCGGCTCGCGATGCTAGAGAAAGAAGATCGCGCTGATGAACTGATGGATGCCGCTATGTACGCGGATGCGGCATCGGACCTCAAGAAAATCATTGATGCCGCCAAGCCGGAGCCGCAGGCATGAACAGGGCAAATGTCGTCGAGCTGAGGCGTGCGATTCAGACCGCTCAAGATCTAACCCGCGCAGGCGTTTTGTTCGTGCCAATGCCCGTGCTGGATCGCGATGACCACGTGGCACTCGCCCAGCAAGCAGCAGACCGCCTGCTGAAGATGGAGCGCGAAGCATCCGAGGACGCCGAATGACCCGCACCGAGCAGCTAACCCAGGCCCGCGAGTCAGGCCGCTACGCGCGAGAGAGCGGGCGGCCGATCAGCAGTTGCCCGATGTACGGGATCACGCCCGACGCCGCCGAGCTGCGCAAGCAGTGGCAGGCCGGGTTCAACGAGTGGAGTAGGGTCGCATGAACATTCTCCGAGACGAAATCGAAGACATCGCCGAGAAGATCAAGCTCAAGCTTCTGTCGAAGGGGGCGCATTGCGTCTATGCGAAGCCTACCGGCACGGTGGCGGTCTACCAGGCGGCAGACGCGCGCAACGAGACGTGCAGCCCGGCGTGCATGGTCGGCAGCTACACCCGGGCGGCACGCGTCGCAGACATCGAAGACGACCTAATGGAGCGTCGGCGGGAGATCGCGGCATGAGCGAGAAGCAGTGCGTGACATGCCGTGAAGTGAAGGACATCGAGGCCTTCGAGTTCCACGCGCCGGGAAAGCGCCGCGGGCAGTGCTGGGTGTGTCGGAACGAGGGGCGTCGCAAGAAGAGGGCAGGGGACGCGCCGGCACCGGTCGTGGCCGAGCCTATCCGCTACCCAGTCTGGGGCGGCCCGGTGTTCGAGCGCACGCTGGTTGGGAGGCTGTGATGCCGGCAATGAAATTCCAGGCACTGGGCCGGCTCAAGACCGGCGCGCTCAACAACACTGAGCAGGCTTACGCTGCACACCTCGAGTTGCTCCGGGCAGCCGGCCAGATCGTCTGGCACAGGTTCGAGGGCGTGAAGCTGCGCCTGGCCGACAACACGTTCTACACCCCCGACTTCGCCGTCATGGCCGCAGACGGCGTCATGGAAATGCACGAGGTGAAAGGATTCTGGACGGACGACGCCCGCGTGAAGATCAAGGTAGCCGCCGATCAGTACCCGTTCCGCTTCATGGCCTTCAAGGCGATCGCCAAGAAGCGCGGCGGTGGCTGGCAGCGGGAGGAGTTCTGATGCAGCTCAAGTGTCCAGCGCTCGAGCACCAGATCGGCGGCACTCACTACCGCGAGGGAGGCATTCAGCCGGTCCAGTTCATCGAGGCCAACGGCCTGGCGTTCCTGGAGGGCTGCGTCATTAAGCGGCTGACCCGCCACAACCGCGCCACGGGCAAGGGTAGGCAAGACATCGAAAAGGCAATCCACGAGCTGCAGCTGCTGCTGGAGCTTCGCTATTCAACAGGGGGCACCAATGGCTGACGTACGCGAACTACTGGCACGACTCAATCCGGCAAACGTCAAGTTCGACACCGGCCGGGGCGGGCTGCCGGAACTGACCAATCAGGACATCGCCGGCGCGCTGGCATTCATCCCGGCCGGACTGGGGCGTGAGGTCTTCATCGCCTGCCATTGGCCGGATGGCGCCAAGCTGAGCCGGCGTCGTATCACCGCCATGTTCCAGCACCTGGCGCTGACAGAGTACCGCAAGCGCCTCAACCGCCTGACCGACGCCCGGGTTGACCACGGCATCGCCATCTCCATCCGCCGCTGGGAGGGCGCAGAGACGGCAGAGCAGCGTGCCGAGGTCCACCGCACTCAGGCCCGCATCGATCTGGCGCGCGACGAGCTGTGGCCGGACAGCCTGCCGGAGATGCTGCCCGCGCTGTTGCGCACCATCGTGGAAGAGGTCGCATGCCCCCGCAACTGCGCCAGCTGCGAAGGGCGGCGCGCCCTGATCGCTGGCGAGCTGTTGGTGGAGTGCAAGGATTGCGCCGGCACCGGGCACACTAAGAGCTCTGACGGCTGGCGGGCCAAGCGCATGGGCAAGGACCCGGCCAACTTCCGGCGGGACTGGAGGGCCTGCTACCAGTGGCTTTTTGATCGGGTTCGCGATGCGGAGGCGGAAGCGGCACAATCCATGGTTCACGCGGTGCAGAGGAATGCAGCATGAAAGACGTTGAGAGGCTGGCGCAAGAAATTCTGGGCAAGCACATAGGTGGGATCGCGGCATCAGAGGATGCGGCCGGCAGACTGACTGTGCGCGAAGACCATGCGTTGGCAGCGGTAAAAGAAGCGCTTTTGGTCAACTCTGCCGCAGTGGATATTGAGCAGTTCCGAGAGGCGGTTATGGTCTATCAGGATCACCTTCGCCGAGTATGGAAGCACTCTCACTCACAAGGTCATCCGCAAGCTATCGAAGGTGATCGGCTTCTTTCGATAATCAATGAGGCATCGAGGTCGTGACATGACCTCAAATCTCGTGTCACCTTACGCGCGTCGAGAGTAGCCACTGGCGAATCTCATGCAGGTTGGGCTGGCGTATGCCGGCCGATACAAAGGGTCGGGAACGGCCGCCTGCGACACCACAAGCCCTGCCATTCGGTGGGGCTTTTTCTTTGCCCGTTCCCTAGCCGGACCACCCTTCGCATCCAGCCGGATCGCGGCGCGGGCACCTATTAACGGAGTTTGCCTTGAGCCAATTCGATAGCCTGATTGGCCGCGTGCTGAGTCACGAGGGCGGCTACGTCAACGACCCGCGCGACCCAGGCGGCGAAACCCAATGGGGGATCAGCAAGCGCGCTTACCCGGCGGTCAATATCCGGGCGCTGACCCGCGACCAGGCGGTTGAAATTTATCGGCGCGACTACTGGCAGCGGGTGCAGGGTGACAGACTCCCGACGGCCGTGGCATTCCAGGTGATGGATGCCGCCGTCAACCACGGTGTGGGTACTTCCGTCCGGTGGTTGCAGCGCGCCGTGGGCGTCGCTGATGACGGTGTGATCGGCCCGCGTACGCTGGCGGCGGTTGCCGCTGCGCCGGTAGCTGACCTCGTGCTGCTGTTCAACGCTGAGCGACTGGAGTTCTACGCCAAGCTGAGCACGTTTGATGCGTTCGGCAAGGGATGGACTCGGCGTGTCGCGGGTAATCTGCGCCTGGCCGCGCTGGATAACTGATGCCCGGCAAGAAGTCCCGCGACAGTGCTGTGGCCAAGCTGCAGATGGCACTGAGCACCATGAACACGCCAGGCATGACGCCATCGAGCGCGCTCAACCTGGTGCGCGGCATGGTGCAGGACGCTCTGGACCTGATTCAAGAGTCGGACCCTCTCAAGAAGCGCGTGGCCTTCATCGTGCTTGCGCTGCAGGAGTCCACGGAGATCCACATGGTGGCGCTGCGCGGCAAAGAGCACGAGCGCATCCTGATCCGGGACCGTCCGCTCTACGAGTGGGCCATGAAGCAGGTGCACAAGCTGGCTCAGCCTGAGCGGGAGGCTGCATGACCACCGCCCGGCGCAGTGTCGGCGTAGCCCGCCTGGGCATCGCCCTGATCGTGCTCACGCTGTATGGCATCTCGGTCGCGGTGCTGGTGAACGCAGCAATCCCGCAAGAGAACAAAGACCCGCTGATGCTGCTCCTGGGAAACCTGGGGCCGGCCATCGGCGCGGTCATGGCGCACTACTTCAACGATGCGACGCGGCGCCCATCTGGTGGCTGACCGCTGGGACCGTGGATTACCGGAGCGAACTGAAATGCCAATTCAACTGAAGCTGGCAATCGCAGCCGGCATGGTGGTGCTCAGCTTCTGGGCCGGTTGGACCTGGCGCGGCGACCGTGCCGAGGCGGCAGCCGCCACCGGTGAGGCGGCAACTGGTAAGCAGGCCTTACAGGTTGAGCAGGCCGCGCGCGCCACCGAACACCAACAGGCCGAGGCACTGGCCGACATTGGAGCCAAGCATGAAGAAGACCGGCAGGCGGCCCAGGCCGTCCCTGATGCTGTTGTGGCTGACCTGCGCAGTGGTGCTCTCAAGCTGCGGGACGGGTGGGCCAGCTGTGAAACCCAGCGCCTCACCGAGGCTTCCGCCGGCGCCGCCGAACGTGATGCGGCCACCCAGCGCAGAGAAGAGTTTGCAGGCGCTGTTGTTCGAGTCGGCCGTGACGCCGACGACCAGCTCCGCGCCTGCCAAGCCGTGGTAAATGCAGACCGTGAGTGACATCGGCCGCGTGACCCGCAACTACGTGTCGGCGCACCAGCGCGACCGTGTGCACCGGGCCAGCCTATACGCCAACGAGAAGCGCGCCCTAGTGACCGACTTCAACGGCGCCATCCCGAAGGAGCGCAGCATTGTCTTGGCAACGTGGCAGACGGACGACACCAGCCAGTGCGTCATGTCGCAACCTGAAGCAGAAGCGCGCCAAGTGCAGGTGCAGGTCGCGGCGCAGTACACCGGGCACTGCCGCATCCGTGTGGACGCCACGCTGGACAATGGCGAGGTCTACAGCGCTTGGCACGTGATCCGAGTGCAGCCTGCGCCGTACTTCAACAATCCGGGCTGGGTTACTGGCCCACGCACGCTCACGGCGGTGGCGGCATGACTGGCCGGCCGAGCAAGTACAGCGACGAGCTGCTAGAGAAGATCTGCGATGGGCTGTGTATCGGAAAGCCGCTGACTCAGATCTGCCGCGAACTTGCTGATCAGGGCATCGAGATCGCTCCGCGCACCGTGCGGGACTGGGAGGCTGATGCTGGGCGCCCTGAGATTTCCGCCGCCATCGCGCGTGCGAGGGAAGTAGGCGAGCACGCTATTGCGGAAGAGTGCCTGTCGATCGCGGATGACGCTCGCAATGACTGGATGGAGAAGCTCGACAAGGATGGCGATGCGATCGGCTGGCAGCTCAACGGCGACCACGTGCAGCGATCCAAGCTGCGCATTGAGACGCGGCTGAAGCTGCTTGCCAAGTTCAACCCCAAGCGCTGGGGCGACAAGGTGTCTCAGGAGATTAGCGGCCCTGGTGGCGGTCCCGTGCAGACTGTGACCCGAGTGGAGCGGCGAATTGTCCGTACTGGGTCCGGAGCCGGTGATGCGAGCTAAGTACGGCGAGCCTCTGCGCTGGCTGCGCCAGGTCGCGCTTCGCCAAGAACGCCGGTGTATCGAGTGGCCGTTCGGTGTCACACGGGCTGGCTATGGGTACGTTCGTGTCGGATCAACCCGACAGCATGCTCATCGGTATGTCTGCATCCTTGTGCATGGAGAGCCGGGCCCGGGGCAAACGGATGTCGCACATTCGTGTGGCAACAGACTGTGCTGCAATCCTGCGCACCTGAGGCATGCAACGTCCGCCGAGAACTCGGAAGACGCCATGCGCCATGGAACGGTGCGCAAGGGCGATAACCACCCAGCGGCCAAGCTCACCTCTGCGGATGTGAGCACGATCCGCACCATGTTGGGTGCACGGTCCATGTCTGAGATTGCTCGCGATTTCCGTGTGTCTCGGAAGGCGGTTGCGCATATCAGGGATGGGGCCACCTGGGCCGCAGCGTGAGTGTCCTGGATCTTCCGACAGCTGAGGTCTTCGAGCCGCTGTTGGATCCTGCCCGTTACAAGGGCGCCCACGGTGGACGAGGCTCTGGCAAATCGCACTTCTTCGCTGAGCTGCTGATCGAGGATGCAGTGCGAGAGCCGGGCGAGTCCGGCGGTGCTGGCCTGCTGTCGGTTTGCATCCGCCAGGTGCAGAAGTCTCTCAAGCAGTCGAGCAAGCGACTGATCGAGGCGAAGTTGCGTGATCTGCGGCTGGGCGAGGCGGACGGCTTCAAGATCTACAACGAAGTAATCAAGACTCCAGGCGATGGCGTCATTGCATTCCAGGGCATGCAAGACCATACGGCCGAGTCGATCAAGTCGCTTGAGGGCTTCAAGCGGGCATGGTGGGAGGAGGCGCAGGCGGCCACTTCGCACTCGCTGAGTCTGCTTCGCCCTACTATCCGCGCACCAGGGTCTGAGCTGTGGTTCAGCTGGAACCCACGCCGGAAGTCCGATCCGGTAGACCTGATGCTGCGCGGCATGGAGATACCGACAGGCGCCACGGTTGTGCGGGCGAACTGGCAAGACAACCCGTGGTTCACCGCCGAGCTGGAACAGGAGCGGCAAGACTGCCTGCGCATGCAGGCGGACCAGTACGACCACATCTGGGGTGGCGGGTATGTCACCGCGGTGTCGGGCGCCTACTTCGCCAAATCTCTGGCTGCAGCGAAGGACGAAGGGCGGATAGGGCGGCTTGCTGCCGATCCGCTGATGACGACGCGGGCGTATTGGGACATCGGCGGCACAGGCGCGAAGGCTGATGCCTGCGCGATCTGGATCGTGCAGTTCGTCGGGCGTGAAGTGAGGGTGCTCAACTACTACGAGGCGGTCGGCCAACCGCTGGCAACGCATGTTGAATGGCTTCGACGGTCCGGCTACGCGGGGTGCCAGTGCGTTCTGCCGCACGACGGCGCCTCGCACGACAAGGTCTATGCGGTGAGCTACGAGAGCGCGCTGAGGGCTGCAGGATTCGATGTGCGGGTGATCCCAAACATGGGTGCCGGTGCGGCAATGACGCGCATCGAGTCGGTGCGGCGGCTGTTCCCGGCCATCTGGTTCAACAGCGGGCCGATCGGTGAGGTCCGGGACGCAACAGAGGCTGGGCGCGATGCGCTTGGCTGGTATCACGAAAAGCAAGATGAGAAGCGAAGCATCGGCCTTGGCCCCAATCACGATTGGGCAAGCCATGGCGCGGATGCGTTCGGCTTGATGGCAGTGGATTTCGAAACGAACGGCGTCAAGGCACCCGCCAAGGCGATCAAATTCAACAGTGGATGGGCCTAATGCGCGATGACGACTTGACACCGCCGAAGACTGCGGAAGACAAGTACCGCGCGATGCGCAAGCGGTTCGCTGACTGCGAATCGGCTGAGTCCAGCCTGCGAAACCAAGCGGTAGACGACTTCCGCTTCATCTGGGTGGCCGGTAGCCAGTGGGACAATAACTTCGGTCGGCTGCGTGGCTCGCGCCCCAAGTACGAGTTCAATAAGCTGCGGCAGGCGGTCAAGCAGGTCATCAACGACATGCGCATGAACACGCCGTCGATCAAGATCCGGGCTAGCGAAGACGGCGACGTGAAGCTGGCCGAGATTCGCCAGGGACTGATACGCAACATTGAGTCGCAGTCCCGAGCTGACGAGGCATACGACTGGGGCGGCATGTACGCGGTGAGCTGCGGCTTTGGTGTCTGGCGCGTCACCACCGAGTACACGAACGACGATTCATTCGACCAAGACATCCGCATCAAGCGTATCCACAACCCATTCTCTGTGCGATTTGACGCATCGGCGAAGGAGTTGGACAGGTCCGATGCGGAATTTGCATTCGTCGAAGATACCGTGTCACGTGCCGAGTACCGTCGCCGCTGGCCGAAGGCGGAGGTGTCTGATTTCGACTCAACCGTGACAAGCGACTGCCGGGACTGGTATCGCGACAAAGAGGTGCGCATTGCGGAATACTGGCAAAAAGTGCCAGTTGAGAAGGAAATTCTTCTGCTGTCGGACGGGCGCGTTGTTGATGCTGAGGAATTCGACGAAGAGGCAGCAGCCAATCCGCCCATGGATGAGATGGGCCAGCCTCTGCTGTCGGACGGGCGCGTTGTTGATGCTGAGGAATTCGACGAAGAGGCAGCAGCCAATCCGCCCATGGATGAGATGGGCCAGCCTCAGGGCGAGCCAATCACCGTCAAGGATCGTCGGCCCGTCCAGTCGCACAAGATCACGATGGAGATCGTCAGCGGCAAAGAGACGCTAGAGGGTCCGTTCGATTGGGCCGGCCGATACATCCCGCTGGTGCCGGTTTGGGGCGACATCGTCCACGTTGACGGCAAGGACGAGTGGTATGGCATGGCGCGTATGGCCCGCGACGCGCAGGTGCTCTACAACTTCGAGCGCTCCAACTTCGCCGAGGTGATCGCCAACCAGCCGAAGTCTCCCTACCTCTACACCGCCAAGCAGATTGAGGGCTGGGAGCGGGAGTGGCGCGACTTGGCCGTGGATAACGCGCCTGGCTTGCCGTACAACCCGGATCCGGAAGCGCCTGGGATTCGCCCGCAGCGCGAGATGCCGCCGCAGCTGTCGCCCGGCTATATGGCTGCGCTGCAGCTGTCGTCGGAAGACCTGAAGGCCACCACAGGCATCTTCGATGCGAGCCTGGGCCAGCGCAGCAACGAGACCAGCGGCAAGGCCATCATGGCCAGGCAGCGGGAAGGCGATGTCGCCAACTTCGACTACCAGGACAACATCAGCCGCGCGATCCTTTTCACCGGGATCATCATCAATGACTTGATCCCCCACATCTACGACAGCGAGCGGCAGATTCGCATCCTCGGTGAAGACGGGTCGGAGGAATTCCTGGCAGTCAACAAGCCGGTGTGGGATGAAGCGGCGCAGGACTGGGTGACTGTCAACGATCTGCGCCAGGGCAAGTACGACGTGTCGATCACCACCGGCCCGAGCTATACCACGCAGCGCATGGAGACGCTGGACGCCATGATGCAGCTGGCGCAGGGCAACGGGCCAGACGGCATGCTGGCGCGCTACGGCGTGCTCAAGGCGATGGATACGCCCGGTATGGATGAGGTGCGTGACGCCTATCGCTCGCTGCTTGTGAAACAGGGACTTTTGCAGCCGGATGATGGCGAGCAACCGCCAGAGCCGCCGCAGCCGAACCCGAAGGACATCACGGACGCCAAGAAGAGCGACGCGCAGGCGCAGCTGTACGGCGCGCAGGCGCATGGGCAGACATTGGAGAACATGGAACTGCAGCAGCGCCTACAAGCGCAGCAGATGCTGATGGGCATGCCGCCGCCGATGCCACCACCACAAGAACAAGCCGCACCAGATCAGCCGCCGCAAGGCGGTTTTTTTATGGGCGGCAATCCGGGGGTAGACCCCACCGCACCGGCCGGTCAGCCGGGCTACCCGATCTGAGATCGCTATGAACGAACGACTGCAGGCGGCCATCGCGGCCATAGAGGCATCCAACCCCAAGCCGCAGGCCGAGGCATCGGCTGTAACGGACGTGGACAACGCAACACCTGCTGGTGAGCAGGGCAACTCTGCCGCAACCGTTGACGACGATCAGCAGATCGACGGCGCGGACGATTCCGAAGATTCGGCAGCTTCGGACGGGAATGATGCCCCCGCGCAACGCCAGAACAAGGGCGTTGGTAAGCGCATCAATGAGCTGACACGGGAGAAGTACGAGGCAATTCGCAGGGCTGAAGCCGCCGAGCTACGGGCGCAGGAGCTGGAAAAGCAGCGCCAACCGCAGGCCGCCGGCAAAGACTCTGTGCAGTCGGACAGCAGGCCGACGCTGGACCAATTCAATTACGACCAGGACGCATATCTGGAGGCCCTCACCGACTGGCGAGTCAACCAGCGGCTGAGTGAACGTGATTCGCAGCAGCAGGTCCAGCAGAAGCAGCACCAGGAACAGGAAAGGCAGCGTGAGTTCCAGGGGCGCTTGGCTTCGTTTGAAGCCGAGAACCCTGGTAAGTGGGAGGCGGCTACCAAGGCGCCGATCAATTTCACAGAGCCGATGCTGGAGGTGATCGCCTCCAGCGACGTTGGGCCCCGCATCGCGGTCTACCTCGCCGAAAACCTGGACAGCGCCGACGAAATTTCGCGCATGACGCCGTATGCCCAAGCCGCCGCGCTTGGTCGCATTGAGGCGTCGATGAGCGCGCCCAAGCCTGCACAGATCCCGCCCCAGCCCAAGACCGTCACGAAAGCGCCGGCAGTCGTGCCGACGATCCATGGAACTGCCGTGGCAAAGAAAGATGCCGCGTCCATGACCTTTGAGGATCACGTCGCGAAAGTCCGGGAACAACACAGGCGCTAGACCGAGCAAACCCGTCCGCTCATAGCGCAAACCAAAGGTAAATCACATGGCAGGCAATCAGCTTCTCACTAGCCAGATCGTCGTAGATCGGGCAATGGCCGTGCTGAGCGAAACCCCGAGTTTCCTCAACATGATCAACACGCAGTACTCCGACCAATTCAAGGGGTCTGGCACTACTGGCAAGAACGGCGATACCGTCTTGGTGCGCGTCCCGCAGCGCGCCGAGGTCCGCAACGGCCGAGTGATGGATATCCAGCCGATCATCAACAAGACCGTTCCGGTCAAGATCGATAGCTACAAGGGCGTCGACACTGGCGCAACCTCTGCTCAGATGGCACTGCAGATCGATGACTTCCAGCGCGAATACATCGACACCAAGATCCCTGACCTGATCACTGCAGTTGAAGCGGACATCATCAACCGCGTGGTTCCGCAGGTTCCGGCCACCGTGGGTGACTACGGCCCGCTGGACGATGCCCGGACGGTGCTGCTGGCTGGCGCTTATCTGGATAGCCAGCTGGCTCCGAAAAATGACCGCAATTTCATGGTCAACACCTACTCGCAGGTGGATATCGTCACAGCGCTGCAGGGCTACTTCAATTCGCAGTCCAAGATCGATCGTCAGTACCGTAAGGGTGCGATGTATACCGACACCCTGGGCTTTGATTGGTTCTCCTCGAACCTCACTGCGGGCGTGACGCGCGGTACTGCAAACGCAGGCTATCTGATCAACGGCGTTCCGGCAGATGGCTCCTCCACGCTGGCAGTGGATGGGGGTACTGGCACGCTCAACATCGGCGATACCTTCACCATCGCTGGCGTCTATGACGTGCATCCGCAGACCAAGGCTGTGCTGGCTGGGTTGAAGCAGTTCACCGTGACCACTCCTTATGCGGGTGGCGCCGGTACGCTGTCCATCATGCCGGCCCTTCAGTTCAGTGGCTCGGAGCGCAACATCTCCGCACTGCCGGCTGACAACGCTGCGATTACCGTCAAGGGTGTTGCGGGAAGCAACTACGCGCAGAACGTGGCCTTCTCAAGGGACGCGTTTTACATGGTCACTGCTGACCTGCCTAACCCGCCGAAGTCTTATGGCGTTGACTCTGCTAGCCGCACCTTCAACGGGATCACGCTGCGATTCCAGAATGGCTACGATCAGGTCAACGACATGTGGCTCAACCGCTTCGACATCGTTTATGGCGCCGGCATCCTGCGCCCTGAGCTTGCCGTTCGCATCCCCGCCACTGTCACTGGCATCTAAGGAGAAATTTCATGGCACAGCTTGCAATTGACGCGCAAAACACCGTCTGGGCGTCTGCTCCAGGCACGGACGAAGGCGCAACGCTTGGCAAGGGTTCCAGCGAAAAGTTGGGTTTCTACGGAACCACCCCGATCGCCCAGCCCACCATCACTGCCGCCAACTCGGCCGCCGGCACCGCAGGCGCTTTGCTGGTCGCGCTGGGCCTGGCCCGTCAGATCCCGTAAGGAGGGGCTATGGCTACCGAAAAGAAGCACGCGCTTTATCTGAGTTCTCCCGATGATGGTCGCATCGAGCTGGTGCATGCTGATGATGTCGATGACCGAAAGGCCAGCGGCTGGAAGGAGCCCGAAGGCATGAAGGCCAACGGCGAAGAGTGGAACCGCGAGGACGATTTGCCGGGGCAGGACATTGCCGCCGACATCGCCAAGCAGACCGCCGAAGCCGATGCTAAGCGCGCCGAGCAGAAGCAGAAGGAGGCTGATGCCGAGAAGGCAAAGCCCGACGCTGCGGCGAAGAAGTCCGAGCCGGCAGCTTTGAAGAAGTAACCGAACGGTTTGTCAGTGAACAGGGGCGCCGAAGTGGCGCCCCTTCTTTTTGAGGATCCACATGACCACAGTCGCTCAAATCGTTGCGCGATCGCTTCGGTTGCTTCGCGTCGTGGATTCCAACGAGGCCCCAGAGGCCGAAGATTTCGAGACGGCGCGCATCGCCTTGAACGGCATGATGCAGCGCTGGGAGGCGAACGGTCTGGCACTTGGCTGGCAGTCAGTGCAGACGCCTGCAGAGGTGTTGCCGGCGCCGCCAGAGGCCGAGCAGGCCATTGCTTACAACCTGGCTCTTATGCTCCGCCCCGAATACGGGGCCAGTTTGGAGGCTGATGTGATTCAGACGGCAAACGACGGCTTGGCCGAACTTCGTCGCGACATGCTAGTGGCGAACCCGCTTGTATTGCGCCAGCGCCTTCCAAGGTGCGGCCGCTACAACATCTACACCGACGAGTACGACTGCTGATGGAACTCCGCCCAGTAGACCTGCTCGGCGGCTTTTACGCCGACGACAGTAAACCGTGGTCGGTGCAGGACACGGTGAACTGGCTGCCGGAGGCGGCGGAGGTGCCCGGCACGCGCACGCAGATGAAGTTGGCATCGCCGCCGGGGCTGCGCGAGTACATGCGGCTTGGCGACCGGCCGATTCGCGGCCTGCGCAACGTCGAGGGCACGCTGTTTGCCGTGTGCGGCAACGACCTGCACCAGATCAGCACGAAGGCCACCAGCACGGTTCTAGGCCAGATCCCAGGCGTGGGCCGCGTGCAGATGGCTCACAACCAGATCACCGGTGGCAATGAGCTGCTGCTGGTCAACGGGCAGAGCACCGGCTACGTCTGGAACACGGCCAAAAACACGTACCTGCGCATCACCGACGACGGCTACCCGGGCGCGCGCGCCTCGGACTATTCCGACAGCTACCTACTGCAGGTCGAGCCGTTCGGCCGGTTCTGGTTCCATAGCAATCTGGCAAATGCGCTTGACTACAACACTCTGGACCGATACGAGTCCGAGGCATCACCGGACAAGATCGTCACGCTGATCGTCAGCCAGTTTGAAGTTGTGGTGTTCAACGAGACCACCACCGAATTCTTTTACAACGCCGGCGGCAACACCGGCACGTTCCAGAACAAACGGGTGCTGATCGACCGCGGCTGCGCGAGCGGCGACACGGTACAGAAGCTGGACAACAGTGTCTTCTGGCTGGGCAATGACGGCGTGGTGTATCGACTCAATGGCTACCAGGCCGTGCCAATCTCCACCGGCCCGGTGCAGGCCGCGATTCGCGACAACAACTGGAAGCAGGCGTTCGCCTTCACCTGGGAGGACGGCAAGCACAAGGTCTACTACCTGACCTTCCCGGACGGTAGGACCTGGGGCTTCGACGTTGTGACGGGCGTCTGGCACCGGCGCCAATCGTTCGGCCTGGAGCGTTGGCGCCTCAACCACGTCGTGCGCTGGAATGGCATGTGGATCGGTAGCGATTTCCAGGATGGCCGGCTTTGGGTCCTGGACTGGGATTACATGCTCGAAGGCGATCAGCCACTGGTTTCGGAGCGCATCGGCCCTGTCGGCCACAACAACCAGATGGGGCTCAGCGTCAACTATGCCGAGCTGCTGATGGTGATGGGCGCTGAAGAGACAATTTATACAGGCATCGAATCTCTCCTGTTGAAGGAGGACCGTAGCCGGATTCTTCTTGAAACGGGCGGGTCTATTTTTCTGGAGAGCAACTGATGGTCAGCTCCAAAATTTCAGAGCTTCAGGCAGCTGAAACATTGGTTGGGCCTGAGCTCGTCCCAATCGTGCAGAGCGGAGTCAATAAGCGCACTACGGTTGGAAACATAGCCTCCATGGTTATGGGCATGTCTGATAAATGCAGGTTCTTCAAGAATGTGAGTTCATCTGCGATTGGCGGGCTCATATTCAATGACGGACTGAGCTACAAATGCAACAAACAAGGCGTTGGGCTCACGACGATGGCCGCATCTGTCGGACACATTTCAGGCAAAAAGTATTTTGAGGTCCATGTTGATTCAATTGGGTCCTCCCAAACGCCGACAATTGGAGTTGTGCAGGAAGCATGGTCTGCCAACCAACTTGGAGAAGGGCCCATTGCCAGCAGCCAGCTCAATAGCAGTTGGGCAATTTTGCCATCGGGCGACAAGTACTACGCTGGCGCAACTTCATCATACGGGCAGGCATTTACCACTGGCGCAACAGTGATGGTTGCGGTTGATCTCGACTCGGGGTTGATTTGGCTTGGGTCTGGCGGGGTATGGGGTGGGGCGGGAAACCCGGCGGCGGCCTCCAATCCTGCATTTAGCCAATTGGCTGGCTACACCTACCCTGCTGCAACCTGCTTGGGCGGCGGAACTGTTACTGCCAACTTTACTGGACCCTTCACTTATGCGCTGCCGGCAGGGTTTTCTGCCTGGGACGCATGACATGACGGACAGAAAAGTCGAGGTCTGCTACTCCAAAGACGGCGGCGACAACTGGTCGAACTGGCGTGAGTACTCGCTGGGCGAGCTGGGCGAATACCAGCGCCGTATCCGCATGAATCGCTTCGGCCGGGGGCGCAATTGGGTGTTCCGAATCCGCGTCTCCAGCCCCGTCAAACGCGACCTATACGGCGCCGTCGCCTACATCGAGCCCACGGGGGGCTAATGCTCATCATCGATGAATTCGTGCCCGACGCACATGCGGTGCGCGCCGCCGGCCTCGCTGCGCCCTACATCGACTGGCCTGGTCATGACGGGCAGATCTACAAGCGCGTGGCGCTGGTCGAAGTGCCCGGGCTGCGTGAGGGCATTGAGCGCGCCATGGGGCCGGTCGAAATGCTCGGGATGGGTTACCGGCTCAACTACGGCGGCGAGCTGCCGAATGCCGCCATCCACTCCGATATGGGGTGGGGCACGCACGCCGCGGTGCTGTACCTGAGCGAGGGAGAAGGCGGCACCGCGTTCTGGCGTCACCGCGCCACCGGTGCTGAGTGCATCCAGCAGGGCGACTTCGAATTGTTCGAGCACGTGCGCCACGACTGGGACGCCGCCGAGCGGTGGGAGCAGCTGGCGCTGGCCGAGATGAAGCTGGGGCGCTGCGTGATCTACGAGTCTGATCGGTTCCACAGCCGATGGCCGTTCGCGGCGTTCGGCACCGATGCACACACCGGGCGACTCGTAGCAGTCGCCTTTTTTACGCCCGAAGGAACCCCATGATCCGCGCCGCTCACGAAGACGACCTGCCGGCCATCCTGGCAATGTCGCGCAAATTCTACGCAACCACCAGCTACGCCAGCATGACGCCGATGGACGACCACACGGTCAGCGACTTGGTGTTCCAGCTCATGGACAGCGTGATGCTGGTCGCCGAGTTGGACGGCCAAGTGGTGGGCATGGTCGGCCTGGTGGTCGCACCCTTCATGTTCAACCGCAACATCCGCGCCGCCTACGAGGTCGTGTGGTGGGTCGAACCGGAAGCCCAGGGCGCCGGTGTCGGCAAAGCGCTGCTAGCGGCCGTGGAGCCTGCGTGCGTCGCGCGCGGAGCATCGGCGGTGGTGATGGTCCACCTCGCAACCAGCCCGCCCCAGGCGAGCGCCCTGTACGAGCGGATGGGCTACGCCTTGTCCGAGACCTGCTACACGAAAAATCTGGTTCCTGCATGAGAACCAGCCATGGAATGAGTGGTACGAAAACCTATCGGGCATGGGCGCATATGAAGGGTCGCTGCACGAACCCGAACTTGCCTGTCTGGAATCACTACGGCGGCAGGGGCATCACCTATTCACCGAAGTGGCGATCGTTCGAGAGCTTTTACGCCGACATGGGCGAATGCCCTGAGGGCATGTCTCTCGATCGTATCGACAACGACAAGGGTTATGAGCCGGGCAATTGCAGATGGGTATCGCAAAGCGTCCAAAACGGAAACCGAAGCAAGCGAAAGAACTGCTCATCGATCTTTCGAGGGGTTTACTGGAACAAAAAGTATGGCAAGTGGCGAGCGAAGATCACCACGCCAGCAGGGGTGAAGTACCTGGGGCTATTTGACGACGAGGCAGATGCGGCGATCGCTTACAACTCTGCCGCCAAGAGCTTGGGCCGTCCGCTAAATACTATCGAGAGGATCAACTAATGGGCGTTGTCACCGGTGCCGCAGTAATCGGCGCAGCCGCAACCGTTTATTCCGCGAATCAAGCCAAGAAGGGCGCGAAGGGGGCCGCCAATGCCACCGCCGCCGCGCAAGGCGAGGCACGCTACGCCAACCAGCAGAACATGCAGCCGTATCTCAACACCGGTACGAATGCGCTCAATCAGCTGGCGCAGCTCAACTCGGGCAACTACTCCAGCTTTCAGGAGTCGCCCGACTATCAGTTCACCTTGCAGCAGGGGCTGCAGGGCCTGGACCGAAGTGCGGCGGCGCGCGGCTCTCTGTATTCCGGCGGGCAGCAGGCGGACCTGATGCAGTACGGTCAGGGCTTGGCGTCCCAGCAGTACAACAACTACTACAACAAGTTGGCCGGTCTGGCTGGCATGGGTCAGAGCGCAGCCGGGGCACTGGCCGGCGTCAACACGGGCTATGCCAATGCAGTCGGCGGCGCGAATGCCCAGGCGGCCAGCACCAGCGCCAATGCCAACGCAGAAATGCTTACCGGCCTGGCCGGCCTGGGCAACAACGCGCTGCAGAACTACGCCGCCGGCGGCCGCACAAGTTCCTACGGCACGCAGCCGGCTACCAGCGCGTGGAATGGACAGATGACGACCGGCCAGGGCAGCCCCTACAACTTCGGCAACAACCTCACCAACTTCATGGGGCGCGTCTGATGGTCAACCAGCTTGCGCAATTCAGCCCGTTGGATGCGGCCACCTATGTGCAGCAGCAGGGCGAGATGGGCCGGCAGCGCGGCCAGCAAAACAAACTGGCGCAACTCGCCAGCCAGTCCTACAGTACGCCGGCCGACCAGCAGGGCCAGTTGCTCGGCCAAATGGCCGCGATTGACCCGAAGGCGGCGCAGACGCAGCAGACGCAGTTCGAGAGCGCCGAAGACCGCCGCAACAAGACGCTGGCCAACATGTCGAACCTGCTGGTCAATGCGCCGGAGCAGGCCCGGCCCGGCCTCTACCAGCAGATGTTGCCGACGCTGAAACAGTTCGGTGTGGATGCGCCGGCAGCCTACGACGCGACCACCGCGCCGGTGATCGATCAGACGGCGCAAGCGCTGTACAAGGCATACAGCGGAAGTGGGACAAGTGGCGCGGTGCAATCAACTTACGTCGATGATCAGGGCCAACGCGTGGCAATCCTGCGCGATGGATCTACACGGGTACTAGGTGGCAACGATGCGGGCGCGTCTCAGCAAACGCTGACCATCGACATTAACGGAGAGCCGACGCAGGTCACGTTTGACCGCAGAACTGGGCGTTACAAGAATGCATTCCTGCCAACTTCGCAGCAGGGCGCAGCACCAGCAAGTGGCTCCGTTTTCATGGGTGCTGATGGTGTGCCAGTGGATATTTCGCAGGTCACTGATCCTGCGGTCCGCCAATCAATCATGGCTCAATCCGCAGGTTGGGGCGCCGTACCTGATGGTGGCGCTGTTGCAATGCCTGCGCAGGCAGGCGGCAGGCCGTTGGTGGGGCGTACCAAAGAGGCAGAAACAGCAGCTGTGGAGGCGGCGCGGCAGGCGGCTCAGCTGCAGTACCTCCCCCAAGAGCTCGGGATGCGATCGCAGGACGCCGTTCAGCGCGCCGGCGCCACCACTGCGGTCGAGGCTAGCGCGAAGCAGCGCGCAGAGCAGGAAGGACAGCGCACGGAGCGCACGCGCGATGCACGCGACACGCTGTCGCTTCTTGAGCGCGCCGAACAGATCTTGCCGAGTGCCACCGGTAGCCGCGGAGGTCAGCTGGTTGATGCCGCTGCCGGTCTGGTTGGCACTTCGACGCCGGGCGCTCAGGCAACGGCGCAGCTGCAGACGATCGCCGGCCAGCTCACTTCGAAGATGCCGCGCATGCAGGGTCCGCAGTCTGACCGCGATGTGCAGCTGTACCAGCAGATGGCGGGCGACTTGGCGAACCCCAGCATCCCGACTGAAACGCGCCTGGCTGCGCTGCGCACGATCCGCGCCCTGAATCAGAAATATGCCAACCAGCAGCCGGCAGCGTCCGGCAACCGCGCGCCCGCCAACTCTGGCAGCTCCTACAGCGACCTCTGGAAGTAATCATGGCGAAGAAGTGGGTAGAGGTTGCATCCAGCCAGGCCTATCAGGCGCTGGCCCCTGAGCAGCAGGAAGAGGCGCGCAGCCAGTACTGGAGCGAGGTCATCGCGCCGCAGGTGCCCGAGCAGGAGCGTGAGACTGTGCGGCAGCAGTTCGATGCCGACACCAGCCCGACAGTCAACTGGCCGGACGCTGGGTCGATGGAGATTGCGATCACCGGCGGGCAGCTTGAGCCGGAGAAAGCGCCAGATCCCACCGAGGGCATGAGCACGCTGCAGAAGTTGGGCGCCGGCGCTGGCAAGTCGGTGGTCGACACCTACCGCGGTGCCAAGCAGTTCGCCACGCAGGGGTTGCTGGGCCAGGCCGCCGCTGGTTCTGCCGTGGCACGCAAAGCAAGCTTGAATCAGCTGGCCGACTTGGTGGACACCGGCGCCGGCCGCAACCTGCTGGCGAGCCTGACTGGGCAGCAGGCGGCCATCGACGAGTCCAAGCGTCTGGACGCGCCACTGATGGACACCAAGGCTGGGATCGCCGGCAACGCGCTGGGCTATCTCGGGCAGCTGGCAGCTGGCGGCATCGCGCTACGCGGCACGTCCTTGGCCAGCGCCGCACTGCCGCGCACCGTGGCCGGCAACGCGCTGCAGGGCGCAGGCCTGGGGGCTGTGCAGCCCGTGGCCACCGGTGAGAACCGTCTGGCGAATATCGCTGTCGGCGGCGCTGCCGGAGCCGGCGGGGCACTTGCTGGCAAGGCAATCGGCAGTGGCGTGAATGCGCTGGTCCGACTACTGCGCCCGGCCACTCTCAATGGCGCTGATCGCGCTGCAGGCCAGATTATCCAGCGCGAAGCCGCGCGGCCTGCCGATCTGGCAACCCCCCAGCCGTCTGCCGTGCCTGGCGTGCGCCGCACGCTTGCCGAGGAGACTCTGGACCCCGGCTTGGCCGGTCTGGAGCGGAATGCTCGCCGCGGCGGCGCACGCGCACTCTTCGATGACGTGGACCGTCAGAACAACGCGGCCCGCGCACAGGCGGTGCGGCAATTCGCTGGCGACGATGCTGCGATGCAGGCCGCCGAAGCTTCGCGCACGTCTGTCACCAGCAGCATGCGCAATACGGCGATGCAGTCTGGCCCCGTCAATTCAACGCCTGCGCTGATGGCGATTGACGACCTGATCAAGCAGCAACAGGGTCGTCCAGCAGTGCAGGCCGGGTTGCAGCAGGTTCGCTCGCTGCTTGAACGCGAAGCTACGCCCGGTGCATTCGTGCCCGAGGACCGCATCGCGGTGCTGGACAACGCACGCAAGACCATCGGCGACATGCTGGACGGCAAGTATGGCGGCGACAACGCGGCGGCCTTGGCTGGGTCACGCGAGCTGATCCAGGCGCGCCAAGCGCTGGATTCGGTCATGGGGCCGGAGTACAACGCCTATCTCGGCAGCTATCGCGCCATGTCGGCGCCGATCAACCGCATGGAGCTGGGGCAGTCGCTGCTTGAGTCCCGCACCGGTAGCGCCATCCTGGACCCCGTGACCGGAGAGCAAGTGTTCACGCCGGCGGCTTTCTCCCGCGCGGCGCGCGATCTGGATACCGTTGCGCAGCGGGCTACTGGCTTCAACAAGGCGCGCGCCGCCGACATCCTTGAGCCTGAGGATCTGCAGACGATCGCCAACATCCAGCGCGACCTGGAGCGCCGCGCGTTCACCGCTACTGCTGGTAGTCCAGGTGGTTCGCAGACCGCCGAGGCCGGCATGCTTGAAGGGCGTCTGCAGTCTGGCCTGTCGAGCTACGCCGCGCGCCTGCCGTGGGTGGGTGGATTCGTGGAACGGGCACAGGAACTGGGCGCACAGCGCGTGCAGGACCGTCTGGGCTACTTGCTGGCCAACCCCGAAGAGGCGCGCCGCGTGCTGGCCTCGCTCAGTCCGGCGCAGCGGACTGCTGTGCAACAGGCGCTGGCGGATATGGCGCGGTTCTTCCCAGGCTCAGCAGCCGGTGCTGGCGGCGGTGGAACGGCGCCGAATACAGGCGCGCCTCCGCAGCTCGCACCGCGCGCCGGGCAGCTCAGCGCTGCAGGCGCTCTGCAGCTTTACGACGCACAGTAGGGCGCTGCCACTCGGCAGTCGCCCACGGGCCGTTGTCCTGCCCGAAGTAGGACCGGAACAGGATCTTCTTCAGCCGGCCATCCGGCAGCTTGTTCCACAGCATGAAGATGCAGAAATAGATCGCCGGCAGCGCCAACGCGCTGATCACGGCCACCAAGAAGTACACCCAGAAATTTCCCATCGATGCCGCGCCCGGTCTGACTGATCGGCGGATCCTACCACCACCTGAGCCCCGCCATGTGCGGGGTTTTTTTTGCCCGGAGCTGTCATGTCTCAACGCTTCTACAACCCCGCGCCGGTGTTCGCCGATCTGCTCGGCCTTGAGCCACTGGCCGGCGGCAGCCTGCAGTTCTACGACAAGGGCACGACCACGCCCAAGGGCACTTGGTCGGACTCGGATCTGACCGTCGCCAACCAGAACCCGGTGCCGCTGGATTCGTCGGGGCGGGCGAACACCAACATCTGGCTGGATGGCGGCTACACGGTGGTGCTGCGTGCAGCTGACGGCACCTCTGTATGGACGCGTGACCTGGACGACGGTGCCGCTGGTGGTGCGACTATTCCAACGCTGCAGAACGGCCAGTTTCTGACCAACGATGGCAGCAATTTGCTGTGGGGGGCGGTGCTGCAGGTGCCTGACCCCACGGGCTCGTCCGGCAAGGTGCTCGGCACCGATGGCGCCAACCTGATCTGGGAAGCGAAGCCAGAAGCGCCGGTGCTGCCGGTGGAGAATTTCAGTAACCGGGTGAAGATCGGCACCTATCTGCGTCAATGGGGATCCAGCAGCGCCCCGGCTTCTGGCAGCAGGCAGACGGGGGTTAGCGTCACGTTCCCCGTTCCTTTCTCCAGCGCGCCCACTTTCGTGGGGATCATGCCCACAAACGTTACGCACGCTGCTGGCGGGCAGATCGGCGTACCCGCCGTGACGGCCAAGTCTGCTACTGGATTTTCGGTGCAGTTCGACACTGACGACTTTGGCCAGACCAACGCCAACTTCAGCGGGCCCATCCCATTCGACTGGGCCGCCGAAGGCCCGACGACTGCCTGATGGTCGCCATTCCTCGCCCGCAAGCGGCGATTGCAGACCGCCTCGGCCTGCCCACGCGCGAGTGGTACACCTACCTGCTGGACCTAGCCAACAGCGCCGGCATGACGCCGGATCAGCTGCAGCGGTTTGAGCAGCTTGTCGCCGCGGTGGATGCGCTCCAGCAGCAGGGAGGCGGCCGGGCCAACATCCAGGGGGTCGGGTCGGTCGAGGTGGTCGGCATGGAGATCATGCAGATCTACCTCGTTGGCGACAACGACGCGCCAGGCGCCAGTTGGTACTACGGCACGGGGCTGGACGGCGCGAAGGGCTGGTATGCGGTCGCCGATGCGTTGGCTGTCACCCCCGATCTGACCAAAGCGGTCGATGCCGGCACTGGCGTGGCCACCCTCGGGCTTGCGGATCTTGCCGATGCGGGCGTCGCTGCCGGCGTCGCCCTGCGCAAGTTCACACGTGATGCCAAGGGCAGGCTGGCCGGCACCGCGGCGGCGACGACTTCGGACCTTCCCGAGGGCACGAACCGCTACTTCACAGATGCCAGAGCCGATGCTCGGGCAGACGCTCGCATCGCCGCGCAGAAGGGGCAGCCGAACGGCCTGGCCTCGCTGGGCACCGATGGCAAAGTGCCTGCCGCGCAGCTGCCTACATCCTCGTCAGGCGTCACCAGCGTCAACGCCCGCACCGGCGCCGTCGCGGTGCCTGATTTCGTGTCCAAGGCAACCGCACCCACTGCCACCGACTACGGTCGCGCGCTCATCAACGGCGACCGGTGGCGCAACACCGGCAACGGCGTTCTCTACACCTACCAGGATGGCGCGTGGCTCTACGACAACGCCGCCTCGCTGTCGCGGTACGTGCCGGCGCGCCTGAGTAGCGGCACAGCATCGCCGATCCCCCTCAACGCTGACGGCACCATACCGGCCAAGCTGTCCAACGGCACCGTCAGCAACATCCCGACGCAGGCATAGACATGGCAGAAGAAATCCCCCTTGCCTACGACAAGACCACGGGCGGTTCGCCGGTAGGGCTGAAGGAGGTTGCACCGGGCAATCAGCTTGCGAACCAGTGGTTGGCAATGCCGGCTGGCTATATCGACGGTCTTAATCTCGAATGGCTCTCTGGCTCAAGCATCCGTGTCACGTCCGGGGTGTGCAGCGTTCCGGGCGTAGCAACCCTGTCCTTTGCAAATTCGATCACCAAGACAGGTATAGCCTTGGGCAACAGCGTATGGGGGCACGTATACGCCTATCTGAACGGTGGTTCGCCCGATGTTGAGGTGGTTCCGGCCGGGCCTTCTGCACCGTATAGCGGCAGGGCGCGCACAAAATCTGGCGACACGACGCGGCGCTATCTGGGCAGTATTCGAACCAATGCGAGCGGGTCGATTTACCGTTTCGATGCGCGCAACGGTCAAGTCCTCTACATGGAAGAAGTGATCCGCCCGCTTTCTGGTGGGACCAACGCGAGTGCAACCACTGTTTCCCTTGCGGCTCTGCTTCCGCCAACTTCTTTCGTGGCAATCGCCTCAATGAACAACACCGGTACTGCGGCCGTCAGATACCGCCCTACAGGTGCAGGCTGGAGTGCCACCAATACAGGACGGATGTACGGGCTTCTTGCTGGCACAACGGTAGTTGGCCCACTCCCGACAGACACCGTCCAGCAGATCGACTACCAGGCGGATAGCGGTGGCGTCGCGACACTTGACGTTCTTGGCTACATCTTGGAGAGGTGACATGTACGCAGTGAAAGGGCGAAGCTACAGGGGCATTAATCCTGGGGCGCAGTTGCTTCCAGGCGAGGTGCTGCACGACACCCTGCCTTCCGATTTGTTGATTCCCACAAGTTCGGAGCGGAACGAAGAGATCCGCATGGGGATCGGTCGGTGGATAGACGACGTTGCGCGTGGGAATGGCTACGACAATGCGGTGTCATGTGCATCCTATGTTTCAAGCGGCATGCAGAAAAACAAGGCTGAAGCGTTGGCGCTCGTTGCTTGGCGGGATGCCGTGTGGGCAGCGGCCTATGCGCTGTTGGCAGCACCTCCAGTCGGAGTCACCACGCTTGCGCAGGTGATCACGCTTCTTCCGAAGCCTGCGGCATTCGGCTGGGTCGCTGACCCGATCGAGTTGATCCAGCTTCCACCCGTCAACCCGAGCGCCTGAGCATGGCTTTCCCATCGAATCCATCCAACGGGCAAGTTTGGACCGAATACGGCCGCAGCTGGGTCTACGACGGCAACGGCTGGGGCGCCGCAGTGTCGGCGGTGCCCAACGGATCAGTGCTGCCGGTGCGCACCGTCTCGCAGCTCACGGACGCTGCGGCCGACATCAACCGCCAGTTTCGGTGCACAGACGCGCCCGGCGGCGAGGCGATCGTCTATAGCGACGGCACGACCTACCTGCGCCAGTCCGACCAGAGCCCGGTGGTGACCTGATGCCAGATCTGACCAGAGTTTCCGAAATCGTCGGCTGCCAGTTGGTGGCCGGCCCGAACAACTCGGTGCGCCTGACCGAGGGCTACTTCTTCAACAAGGCCGGGCGGCGCATGCGCAGCGACGGCGATGCGACGGCGACGGTATCGGGGACGGCGGCGATCGGCTGGCTGCATGCCTATGGCGTGGAGTCTTCGAACAACGTGGCCGGGCTGCTTCTGTCGCCGGACGCTCCGGTGCTCTACCGCGGCACGGCACGCAGCAAGGGTGCCGGCGCGACAGCCGCCAACGAAAACGTCCGCTACCTCGGCTCAGGCCGGGTGGAGACGGTCGGCAAGCTCCGCGCCGGCCGGCATGCGCAAGCATTGTCGAAAGGCAACCTGATTCAGCTGGACGTGGGCAGTAGCGGGTTCATCCAGCCCCCGCTGCTTGGGGCGCTGGGTGTCACGCTCCTACAGGCGCCGCCGCAGACGACATACCCGCTCACCAATTTCGTCCCGCCGACAGCGACGCACGTCGACCTGCAGATCAGCAACCTGTCGCCGCTGACGACCTACATCGGCCGCCCAGGCATGATCACCCAGGCCAATCCGCTGCTATCCGCCAGCAACCGATACTGCGCGATCCTGCCCAACAACAACCTGCGCTTCATCATGCCGCTGGACGCAGACCAGAGCATCGTCGTGCTGGCGTCCACCACAGGGCTGCTGGGCAACGTTGTCAGCCTGGCTGTGGGCAGCGTGCAGATCGAGGTCATGGGCTACCTGTTCGACCGGTAGGGCTCGGCGTCGCAGCCCGTGCGACAACCGCCGGTACGATTGCTGGCATGCTCCCAGACGGCTTCCATTGGACCCAGGCCCACCAGCACCAAGAGGGGCCGCCGCGCATGCTTGCTTTGCGCAGCACTGGCGTCGCGCGCATGACGCAGCGGGTGGACAGCGGGGCCTGGCTGGTCTACCTGGATTACCACCTTCTCACCATGGAAACCAGTCCGCGCAGAAAGCCCTGCAGCAGCTTCGAGGCTGGGAAGGCAGGGGTAGAGATGTGGGCGGTCCGGCACGAGGCCCGGCTACGTGCAGAGGTGGCGGCGATCGAGGCCGCCAGACCACGGCATTGCGGGGCCGGGTGAGCGCCGGGACCACTCCGCAAAACGAGTGCATGAGCCTCTTGACACTGCAATTTCCTGCTATACATGAGACTGTTTGCGGAGCGAGAAAGGTACTTAAGTATTTGAATGGAAAGAAATATTCAATAGCTTCCCAAGCTACTGACGTGGGTTCGATTCCCATCGCCCGCTCCAGAGCTTCTACTCAGTCCGTAACTATTTGATTGAGCTGGATATTCAGGCCGCTTGATGATTCCGAGCGATGCCCCTTGAGGTATCAATCGAGGTATCAATCTTGCCCAAGCCTCTGATGATGTCCCGCTCAGCCGGCCTGTATGCGGGCTTCTTTGTTCCCACCGGTCTTAATCTTGGCCGTCATTCTCATCGTATAAGGCGAATCGCAGCGCCTACGCGCAACATTGACAAGCAACCAGGTAATGATCACTGACCGCTTCGCCCTATAAGCGGACTCTCCGTGTCGGTCAGCTAAGTTCTTCTAGTATCAAAAGCCAGCCTTATAGGTGAATTGCGAAATGACAGTCACGTAAATGCTGTTGCGGATTTCCTCTAGAAACACTCCGTCCAGCCAGATCGTATGGATCCGCAAATACCCAGTCGCAATCAAATCGCGGCGATGTCGGCGCACCTGGACAGATTTTATCCAAAGATGTTCGTGCAGGATTCATCCGATAGTGCGGCGTAAAGATCCTTTTATGCCGGGTGATGTTCTCCGAGAACTGGGGTGTGTCCTTAGTCAAGTCGATATCAGCATTCATCACGTGTTTCCCGAATGTCCCGTGGGGCCCTGAGGATTTGACTTTTTGATGCCACGAGAGCGCATGTATCTAGCTGGTCTGCTCCTGGCCATATTCGACGCACGTGTTTAAGGGGCAGCAGCGCCTTCCACGCTCACGCAGCTGATTCCTGGGCAGGGCGTACATCAATCTATCGTCGCAATTCGTCATGTCCTAGCAGCACATTGCGCCCTGGAGCGTTTACTCCTCTCGCTAGGCGGAATCCAGACTCTGGACAGATGGCGGAGCCAGCTGGTCGCCGCAAATCAACATATAACAAGAGCTGGTCTAACTAGACCTAGGGTCGCAGCTTGTGAGATGGCCGTGTGATTTCATGTTCCTCCGCGAAGTTGAACAGTTCGAATAGAAATGCCGTCAACTGCGGATCTAATGTGGTCAAGTTTCCAGCGCCAATTTTGATCGTCGTTTTTTGGGGCGTGAGAGATTGCAAATATTCAGGAGTAAGTGATGAGTGAGTCAATCAAAATGTCGGTTGAAGAAGTGCCTGATGGTAGCGTGACAAGGCAAAAAATAAATAATTCGGCATACTCAACTATTCTTGAGTCCCAGGCTGGGGTAGCCGACAACGGGATTATTAGTCCGTTAAGGTTAGTGGATAAGCTTAAATATGATGGTCTAGCCTCTGCGAGGTCGTTCGGGATTCTCGGGGATGGATCTAATCAGACGGCATTAATCAACTCGGTGCTGAGCCTTGGGAAGCCAATCTACTTTCCTGAAGGCAACTACGCGTGCTTTGATCAGCTTGTTGTGCCAGCCGGCGGCGGTATCATCGGGTGCGGCGAGAAAACTAGATTTGTTAGAAATTTTAGCGCCGGAAAGGCACTTATAAGTTACGTGGGAAATGGGGGTGATGTTGGTCAGCAGCCTTGGCTTCGGCGATTCGCCATTACAACCGCCGCCAATCAATTTGTCGGAGAAAATGATAACGGTATCGAAATTGGCATTGCTGCGCCTTGGGGGGGGCGTGGAGAAATTGCTGACATCACAATTGTTGGGCAGTTCGATGGTTTCAAGTGGAAGGGCGGCAGCGTGACGTCTTTCAGTGCCATCCGTTGCTATGATAGCAAGCGGCATGGTTTCTTTGGGGTCAACCCTCGCGGCGAGCTGCTTGAATGCCACGCGGAGTATAGTGGTGGCAATGGATACTATATTCTAGCGACTAATCCTGGTGAAACTGGCGTCCGTCTCATCAATTGCGGGACGTTTTGTAGTCAGGAATTTGGCTTGCAGGTTGATGCTTCAATCCAGGAGGGTGGTGCCAACATTTGGCTGATTGGGCGCTTTTCCTCGTCATTTGATGGGAGGGGTGGAATTCACTCGACCAAGCCTGTTGTGCAATTTTTATGGGATAAAATTTTCATTGAGTATTCAGGGTACTCTCGGAACTTTCGCCCCGCATTTGCCGATTATCCGGATGCCAAGGGAGTTACCCTTGCTGGTCCGCGGGTCGAGAGGATAGCTGGAAGCGACATCGAGATATATAATTGTCGCGGACAAGGTATTCTTGTTGACAATGCTGACATCCAGTTGTCGGGGGTCACTAAGGTTGCTAATAACGGCCGAGGTCTTGGGGTGGGAGCCGACCGCGTGGGTGTTGGAATTCAAAACGGAGCGCGTGTCTTTATCCAGTCATTTTACACGGAGGCTCATAAAGCGTCTGTAGCCCAAAGCACGGATTTGGCTATCAATACTCCAGATTGCGTCGTGGAAGTAGGTGAGACGGATTGTAGGGCTGTCTACAATGTAGGGTCACCAGTCTCTTGGGTTGGACGGAGAAAGAATCTCGAGGCCGTAACGATACCGTCTGCTTCGACGTTATCAATTCCGGGGTATGCCAAGCGGGTAACCGTAACAGGCGGGACTAATATCAATGCTGCTACACCCACGTGGCCTGGTCATGAGATTGTTGTTTACTGCGAGGCATCTCCGAGCATTTCCAATGGAAACAACCTGAGGAAGCAGTCATTGTCCGCGGAGAAGGTTAGTCGCTGGACATGTGATGGCACTAACTGGTGGATTTCCAGTTGAGCTAGCTTCTCGCTTAATGACGGGCAGGTTGTTTTCCTGCCTGTCCCTAGATATCGATATAGGTGGCCAATGCTGAGCATATTTAGACCTACCGGGTATTAGCGCGAAAGCAAAATTGCTGCGGGCAAAAAACAATCGTAGGTTGGGCGATGAATGGGCCGTACTCAGCCCAGTGCTCGACATGGCCATCGAGCGTCTGGCGTAGTCCAGCGCAGGGCTTTAATCAGCAAAGGCGACAGCTCGAGGTTGGAATCGATGCAACGTAAAGCCGCCGGATCTGGAAATCATGAGCTCCGGTAGGGATTTCCATCGCGCGGAATGGGGGGGCGTGAGTAGTAATCGTCCACATGTCAAATTGCAGTGACGCCCGATAGAGATGCTCCTTATTGGAGCTGGCACCTGCGTTCGTCCAACACCAGTATCAGATGACCGGCTTTCGATGCGCCCTGACTAACGCGTCATCATGGAAAAACGACTCAGGCCGCTAGGTGGGTGAATATCCAACCTGCGTATGAGAGCAGCACGACGTAACCAACGACAAGCGCCGCATGGACAGCGCGCTGATGAGAACGGATGAGATGCATGCTCCCCTCGCATACAAATGACAGTGGGCGTGTAAACATCAGGCGCCCCTCATCTGCGTAATGGGCGGCTTATGTGTCGCGCTGCGTTGCGTGATGGTGTCGTGAAAGTATACGTGCTGCAAATAGATATTTGCTATCAGTAATCCATTGTTCGATTGGTTTTGTATTGGGGTAGTACTGGATCTGTATTTCTGGCAATGTTCGATCCACTCCAATGTGGCAATAACGGGCCCTGCCCTAGGTAATGCCCGTGGGCAGGCTGTCTCCTTCGGGAGGTAGCAACGCAATCTCGGAACTATCTGTGAAGCAGCTAGGCTGAGCGGAACGATTTAGCTGCCGATGCGGGGCTATCGTGTGTCGCAGTGTCTGCTACAACCGATTGCGTAGATGCGGCTGGACGTGATTTTTGGCCTTGAGGCTGACATCGATTGCAGCGCGCCGCGGCGAATAACGCTAGTTGCGCGCTTCGCTATTTCCTTCCCCAAGGTCAGGAACCTCCTGATTGAGCGGGCTTGCGGCGATGGGCATAGTGGCAGCCATCATCGAGCGAGCACCATGACGGCCACGCATCCTCAGCTTATCGGCGCACTTCTCAAGGGCATACGACGCGCCGAGTCCGCGCGTGCAGCCTCGGTTGCTCACCGCGCCGAGCAGATGCGTTTTGGTTACGGCACGCCGGACGATGCGGGCAAGGTGCTGGAGATGTTCGCGCTGGATTCCGAGCAGATTCGCGAGCTGGGGCTGGTGGGGGTGGAAGAGCTGGGCGAAGCGGTCTGCCATGCCTGGTCCATCAACGCCGGCGAGCTGGATCGGGTGGTGCAGTGGTTTTCGGCGCCCAGGGTCGAGTTTGTCGGCAAGCACTGCGGTGAGCTGATCCGGGCCGGGCGCATCGGGCCGGTGCTGACCATGGCCCGCGAGCATGCCTTGCTGCGCCATCGCTGA